TGGCCCACTGCTGTTCATTGACGGATGCCATTCGTGGCGTATTGCTTCAGCAATGTTAGGCAATGCGTGAAGCGCGCCCACAGCTTCTAACACCAGGCTGGATTCTTTGAATCGCAACTCAAGCGCCAGGTTGTGGCTGAGGTTAGTTAGTTTGGCTATTAGTTCGCCTGTTGATGTTTCCATTTGTTTTTCCTTTGTTATTTTCCTGAAGTTGCACGCCAGTGACCTAGGCCGCCATGGTCGTATAAATACCTGGCAACCTTTACATTGCATTCAGCAACTAGCAGGGCCTTTATTACATCTTGTTTTTTACAGGTCAGGCGTGTCACAGTAGCCCAGCTGCCTTGGATTTGAAGGAGTCCAACATCTGGGCGGCCATTCTTGCGTAGAGCCGAAAGGCTTTTATGGTTGCAACGGGATTCACGATAAGCAATCCGAGACATTTGGGGCACTACTTTTGCAGGGAAATGTTTGCGTAGGAGCGGTTCGTATTTGGGGCAGGAGTTAGAGGCCGCATTGGCGTGGCCTGGGGTCATTAAAGCGGTGGTAAGCAGAAGAGCCATAAATAGTTTCAGCACTTTTCCAATTCTGTTGGCGGCCCCCATGAAGCCCAAGGCTGTGCACGTTTGCACACTTGGGTGTATTCAATCAGGCCTGTGGATAAATCTGTGAAGATTTGAACCATGGTTAGTTTGTCTTTAGACCTTAGGACTGTATAGCCCCAGGTTTGTGGTTTTTCGGTCATGGCCTGTTAGCCATCATTTTAAGGTAGAGCCAGCAGGACACCCAGCCCATAATAAAAGCCCAGATAAATTGCCCATCGGTCATTTGTCGTACCATTCGCTAGTCATTAGTTCCTCCACTTGGTCTGGCATAAGTACAAAGCCTCTAGATGGGTTATCTGAATTGGCTGCAAAGTCACGCTTTTGTAGCAGGTCGCGGTTCAGTTTTAAATACTTTTTAAGGCGTGGAACGGACACCAGGGTAAAGGCCCCAGGTGCAAAGCGGTAGGCCCACCATTGCGCTGTTGTCACGTTAATGCCAGAGTCTTGCCAGTCACGCCCTACGGGCTTCTGCTGGGTTTCAATAGCCATCCTGCCATTGCGGTAGCGGTCTGCTTTTACTTCAATTTGAGCGCCTTGCACAGCGTCAAAAAATTCCACCAGTTCAGCTTCACCTGCCCTGCCATAGGCAAGGTCTACCGTGAAGTCATAGGCGGGCAAATACCCATTGGTTAGTTTTGTCATTGTTTCCTGACTTCCTGCCATTTGAGTGGCTAAAGGTTACTTTACACAATTTGAGAAGTCAGTGGTGGATTTCCCAATGGAAACAAAGAAACCCACCACCTAGCCCCAGCCACGCTCAAACGAGCTGGGAGTTCTTATAAGGGCTTAGGTATTGAATCCCAAGCCGCTTTAAAATCTTCAGGGGTTTTCCAGGCATTTGAAATTTCAACGTGCAACCAAGCGCCACCAGGCGTTCCAGCGTTGTCTTTGCTGGTAAAGATTTTAACGCCTTTTTGACCTGGGCCACGACTGCAACGATACCCTCGCCCCCAGGCAGTTTTGTCTGTTTCGGGTTGTGCGGGGTTGCGGAACGCGTAATCATGAACCTCGCAAATTAAAAGGATTTCAGAGTTGTCTAGTAGCCATGTCCAGGCTTCTTTGGCAGCTGTTCTGCCTGCTCGAGTTGCTGGGTATCCCATATCAACAGCAAACCCTGTGGCGTGAACACTTAGGTTTTTACTTCCGCGCATTTGACGGTTTGCGTACATACCTAAATTGGTAAATGCCCAGCGTTTTTTGCACAGGTCATAAAACTTCTTCGTAATTGGTGATGTCGCTTCGCCGTTCCATGCAGGGTAGAAGGGATATTTGCGGGCGGTCATAGTGGTGGGTCTTTTGGTTTGTCTTTAAGTCCGTTGCCTGCCAATAGCCCAATGAGTCCACCTGCAAGGGTCATAAGCATGGGGCTAAGGATTGCCCAGGCTTCAGAGTCGTTTGGGGCTTGTTCGGTTGGCTGTACCACGAAGAGCAGTCCGTAGAGAAGGGCAACGATTGAGAATAGGAACGCGCTCGAGAGGCATACGCCTACGACAAGAATAAGTCGTGCTTTGATTTGCTCGTTGGTAAGTCTGTTTTCGGGTTTCATTTGCATTTGCTTTCTATGAATGAGTCGTGAGCGGTGTCGGTTGTTGCGCAGTTATGACGTACACGGTCTGCGCAGGCTGTGAGGGGTAGCAAAAAGACCAATAGAATCAAGGCTTTTGACGGGTTTGCAATTTGCATTATGCGCCACCGATATCTTCTACCCAGATTTGTGCCGGAGTAAATGCATTGCGGTCAAGTATTGGAGTGCCTGTTGTGGATGTAGAACTTGCACAACCGACAAAAGTTACTGAACCTGCACTCGGTGTTGTAAAAGCCTGACAAATCAGTCCTGATTTAGTTTTTGCTGCTGACGGTGTTGTGATGGTATTGCCAGCAACGGTTATACCTGCTGCATTAGTAACACGAATTACAAGCGAAGTTGAACTATCTGCGACGGTTGGCGTATCAACCCTGGGTTCAAAGTAAGTAACTTTGTATATTCTGTTTGCTACAGCAGTCCATGTCACAGTCATACCAGTAGCCACTGCAACCGACGTAGTGAGCGTGTAAGCGGTTGAACTCGTAACTACGGCGGTCATCAACCCACGAGGGAAGTTGTTTTGTTGTGCAGCCGTCAGGATTGCTCCTGAGACAAATGTTGTGTTAGGTGTGGTTGCCATGTGTGTCTCCTTTAGAAACTTAGAAGGTTAGTTGTAGAAAGAGTACCGAAAATGCTGTCATCCAAGGTGAAATAAGCGTTTTGGTCTGTGGACTCAAAAACATAACTGACAATGTGGCTGCCTGGTGTGATGTTGTGAGACACGCCAGACACAATGAGGGTCTGGGTTTCTGTCGCTGGGGTTCCCACAACAAAGTTTTTGATTACAGTGCAGATATTGGTCATGTCAAGATTGAGGCAAATGTTTTGGTTGGCGGCTGACAGTGCACTCAGTTGGGTGGATAAACCAGTGAACCTTAAAACAGGGTTTCGGTATTTGCCTAGCAGATATGAACCAAGGCCAGCCACTTCTGTTGTGCTGCTGTTCAGCAGGTCAGTTAGGGCGTACTGCTGAGACTGGTACAGGGCAATGCTGGTGGAGTCGCTAGTGGTTTGGACAGCGCCAGCAGGGGATTGGGTGATTATGTAGTTGTACAGCAACTCATCACCAAACTGGTTAATCAGTGTTTGGTAGGGCAAGCCTGTGCCGTCAGTGTTAAAGGTAGCGCCAGCGACAGGGTTGAGAACACTAGCCCTGCCCTTGAATGTCAGTGTGCCGTTGGCTGACATAAACAGGAAGCCTTGCTCACTGGTGTTGATTTGCTGGAGATAGTTCAGCACGTTTGTGTCTTGACTAATGGCGTAGGCACCCAAATTGGATGAGCCAGTGTCAATGGCGCGAGCGCCTTGGTAGTTAATTTCTGTGTAGTTCAGCACAGTGTTGATACGCGCCCCAGATAGTTCCGCGCTAGGTGTTCTAGCGTTCAAGGCTTGGTTGGCAAGCACTGTGAAGTTGTCAGCGCATGAGGCGTACATCATGTCTTGATTGGCAATGTCGTAGTCAAGGTTCCAGTCTGTGATTAGACCTGTGTAGATGGGTACACCGTTGGCGAGGATTTGCACTGGACATCGAGGCAAAACAAACGGGTAATAAATGCTTGAAGTGTTAGATGGGTTCAAGATTTGCGTGTCGTTGTTAAAAGCAATGGTGGCTGTGCCAGCATTGAATTGGTCTAACTGTCGTGACCTGCCACGAGTGATGTTCACAGACTCAACGAGGCTGGTTAAGTCCACCATGGTGACACCACCAAGGGTGCCTCTATCGGCGGTATCTAAAACACCCCAGTAGGCATCATCCAGCAAAAATGGGGTGCCAAAACCTGTTGTGGATTGGAAACCCACCAACACCTGCATAGTAGGGACACTCATGCTGCTGCGAACACCTGACCAGAACGACGCTGTGCTTTTTGGATGGCTTCAATAATTAACTGACCTATTTGGTCTGGGGTACTGGTAAGTCCAGCGTTGACTGTGACGTTTATGCCACCGCTACCCATGTTTCCCATTTGTGAAAGAGGAATTACAGCCTCTGGCCCGCGCTCGCCTATGAGTGCCAATGTGGGGCTTGAAACTATGCCTCCGTTTCCCAGCATAGGAATGTCGGGCACATCAAAGCCTTTGCCGCCTAGACCTGGCACCCATGAAGGAACTTCAAAAGCAAGTTTGCCAATGGTGTTATTCCAAAGTTTTGCAATACCGTTAAAAATGGCCTTGTAGACACCCATCACAAAACTTAGGTATGTGGTGATGGCATCCATGCCACCTTTAATTCCTGTTTTAATAGCGCTAAATACGGCATCTACAATTTCGCGGAAGGCATCGAATTTTTTGTATGCAAGCACCAGGCCGACAACTAAAGCAGCAATGGCAATGGCAAAAAGCACCAGTGGGTTTGCCGCCATAACAGCGTTGAAAATGCCCTGAATAACAGTAAAGGCTTTAGTGGCAGCGGCCCAGGCAGTCATGGCTGCATTAGTAACAACAATGGCAGCTGCAATGCCACCAATGACGCCA